AATTATCATAGAAATAAAATGAAAACCAAATGGCAGTCCCTAGGGGAATTACCGAGAATAATGATCTCAAGGACTTAGCTAGTCCAACCTTTGAAAAGCGCTCAAATAGAATCAATGACTTAAAAAACGGATTGTCCAACCCTTTACCTGAGTCAATAACCTGTGATTGGTGCGAAAGTATTGTCCCGGCAATCGGACAGAGTGAAACAGTTTACATGACTGATAGCCCGGCCCTTGTTGCGCCCTTAAAGAGACTCAAAAAACCCGTTTTGACTTGCGTGGCATCAATTTCTACGGCCGATCTAGAGTGTGTTGCCAAATCTATATGTTTTAGGCACCCCACAAGAGACAGTGCATGTATTTGTGTAATCTCAAATAATCCTGATTTTGTCGACAGAACCGCTGAGGCGTTTAAAGATAACATGGGCGGGCATTATAACGTACCCGGCGACCCTGCTGAATATTATGAAAATGATTACTTCGGCTGGTATTCTCCGATTCGAGACAGAATCGACCCCGAAACAACCCAGGTGGCCGAATACCTACGCAAAATACAAAACAACCAAATTGAAGTCGATCTTGATGATCACAGGCCGCAATTGCTTAAGCCCTTTCGCGTCAATGATTCGCCCGACCGAGCAAAAACGGAATGGCTTTATGGAAACTCATACCCCCGTGGGTTGCTTTCGGTCACACACGCGCCCGGCGGGGTGGGCAAATCAGCCATAGTCTTAGCTGAGTGCCTTTCAATGGCGCTGGGCGTAGACTTGCTAGGCTCCAGGGTGATTAAGCCGCAACGCGTTCTGTATTGGAATTGCGAGGATAGCCGTAAAATTATCGAGGATCGGGTCTTAGCGCTCCTGGGCTATCACGGGATAGAATCGTCCGCTCTCAATGGCCGCTTGATGATTAGGGGGGTGGAAACACCCATTTGCCTCACAGAAAGTGATAAAGGCCGCCACAATCTATCTGAGGATTACAATAAATTAGAAAAAACCATAGATATTTCTATGATTAATATGGTTGTCTTCGACCCATTCGTATCGCTCCATAAGCTACCTGAGAATGATAACGGTGCGATCGACATGTTAGCTAAGGGGTTAACCCGGCTAGCGAAGGGTAAAGACTGTGCAATCGCAGTGGTAGCGCACGATCGAAAACGCAACGGCTCAGAGGGCGGATATGATACTTTAAGGGGGGCAAGTGCCCTGGCCGATGCTTGCCGGGATATGCGGTCTTTGAATAAAATGTTGCCCGATGAAGCACGGGCGGCCGGCGTATCAAAGGACCAGGTGTGGCAATACGTTAGGGAGTGCAGAGACAAAAGCACACTGTCCAAGCAATCCTCTACAACCCCCTGGTATAAGCTAGAGAGCCACATACTCATGAATGGGGAGAGCGTTGTTGTCGCTACCAAGTGGGAGAAGCCCGGCCTCTTTGATAGCGTAACAGAGGATATACAGGGGGCGTTTATTGAACGCATATCCCAGGCACCCATGCAATCAAACATACAAGCCAAAGGTGGTGCCGTCGATTATATGCTGGGCCTATTGCAGTGGCCCGCCGATGAAAAGGCCAAGCGGTCACAAGTAGATAAGATGTTGCGCCATTGGTCTACGCAAGGATTGTTAGTCGAGCGTAAAATCAAAGACGATAGCCGCAAAGAAAGACCGTACTACCACATATTATCTGAGGCAGATTGATGCTTGCGCACCACTCTAAAACCCTAGTGCGCAAGTGGCTCAAACACCCCCGCTTAACCGGTATGCGCACCACCACCCTCCCTTACGGGAGTGGGGTGGTGGTGCGCAGGGTTGCGCACTTGTCCAAAATGGGTGGTCAAGAAAATCAAACCCTAAATGGAGTGAAGTATGAATAAGTGGCCTTACAATACTTCACGTTGGAGAAAGCTAAGACGGTTGAAGCTTTCGGTCTCGCCGCTATGCGAGCATTGCAAGTTCCGTGGTAGAGCAGTCTTTGCAAAGCTTGTCGATCACATCAAACCGATTAGCCAAGGCGGGGAGCCATTTCCATCCCTGGATAGGTTACAGAGCCTTTGCCAGACATGCCATAACCATAAGACGGGTAGCGAGAAAGCAGGCCGCACGCATAGGGTCCAAGGGTACGACATAGAAGGCAACCCGATCGATCCATCTCACGACTGGCACGGGGGGCCTAACAATCACGAGAAAGCCTTATTTGGGAAACCGACCCCGAAGAAGAACGCATACTTAGTTTTAGACTCCGAATCTGGGGAGACTGAAAAATGGGTTTAAGAGGGCCTGGTGCAAAGCCACTTAAAAGCCGTAACAACCCAGATAAAAAACTGCGCAAGCGCTTACCCTGGCAAAAGAAAGGCTTATCACGCCCAGGCAGGGTAATAGCATTCTGTGAGGATTTTAAAATCACATCCGGTAAACTTGCAGGATCAAAAGTTAAGCTTAGAGATTGGCAGAAAAATGACATTGAAGCCATATACGCCGAAAACGAGTCCGGCGACCGACCAGTTAGAACCGCCGTTTTATCCGTGGCCCGAAAAAATGGTAAAACACAGCTAGCCGCCCTACTCGCGCTATGTCACCTATCAGGGCCGGAGGCAGAGTCTCGCGGCGAAGTCTATTCTTGCGCTAATGATCGCTTCCAAGCGGGCAAGATATTCCAGGAAATGGTTGCACTGATTCGAGATCATGCAGAGCTATCCGCTAAGTTGAACATAATCCGTTTCAAGAAGGAAATTGAAGACTTAGAAAACGGCAGCCTATACGCGGCCCTTAGTGCGGATGCGGCTACTAAGCACGGCCTTAGTCCGTCATTCATAATTTATGACGAGTTAGGGCAAGCCAAAAAACGAGATCTTTATGAGGCGATGGACACCGCTATGGGCGCACGGGAAAACCCGCTTATGATGGTTATCTCCACCCAGGCGGCGGATGACCACGCACCTATGTCGGAGTTAATTGATTACGGGTTAAAAGTGCAAGCCGGCGACATTACAGACTCTAGTTTCTTTTTGTCGTTCTACACCGTCCCGGATGATGCCAACCCCTGGGACCCTGATAGTTGGCATTTAGCGAACCCGGCATTAGGTGACTTTCGATCGTTACCGGATGTCGAAAGGCAAGCGCAGCAAGCTGAAAAAGTACCAAGCCGCGAGTCAGCATTCCGCAACCTGATCCTTAATCAACGTGTTTCGGCCCATTCTAGGTTCATTAATAAAGCTGAGTGGGGGTCTTGTGGGAGTCTGATAGACCTAGACAGTCTAAAGGGAAAAGAATGTTACGCCGGCCTCGACCTTGGCGCTACTCGCGACCTAACCGCTTTCGTAATTGTGTTTTCGACTGGTGAGGTCCTACCCATCTTTTTCATACCAGAGCAAAACCTTACGGAACGATCAAACGAAGATCGGGTGCCGTATGACTTGTGGGCTAAGTCGGGCCACATAATCCCAATACCGGGCGCAACGATTGACCCGACTTTTGTTGCAACGACTATAGCAGATTACGCGGCTATGTTTGATCTGAAAGCCCTGGCCTATGATCGATGGAGAATTGAGGACCTTAGACGTGAATTAGACGCCATAGGGTGCCCCCTTGAATTAGTGCCGCACGGTCAAGGGTTTAAAGATATGTCACCAGCGGTAGATTTGCTTGAACGACATGTAGCAGAAAAGTTGATACAACACGGAAACCACCCCGTTCTAAAAATGTGCGCCGTGAATGCTGTTGTAACACTGGACGCGGCTGGAAATCGTAAACTGGATAAAGCTAAAACAAAAGGTCGTATCGACGGACTTGTGGCCCTTTCAATGGCCCTTAGTTTGCGCGCGAGGCACGAATCTAACACTGAAATGCCAGCATGTTTGATGGATTAGTGATTAAACTAAAGACTCCTAATCGAAGGTTCGTTAGGTGCGGGGGTTACTACATCTACTTGATGGTTGTGGTCGAAAATTAGGGTGGTGTAACCATCAGCGTTGTCTTTTATGGTCCTGACAAGAGACATATTAACTTTAAACGCAGTGTTCTCATCAATACTACCATCAACATTGAGATCTAAATAGTAAACTTTAAAATTGTCCATATTCTGACTCCGAGAGTAAAAGCCCTAAAGCTTATTGTTGTTTGAATTAGTTATCAATTATCACTGTGAGTCTGTCACCCAAGATAGAACTAGCCGCAGCAATACCCTGGTTCTTACATGTTGAAACCCGGATGGTCAAAGTGCTAGTTTCAGAGCTTCTTTTCATTTCAGCGGCTATTAGTTTAAGCTCAGTTAAGCCAACTTTTGCTTCACTTAAATCTAAATTATTACCATTAACTGCTAGCTTACGTAATTTAGGTGGTAGCATATTATATTCCTTTTTCGATTAATTCGATTATCGCCTCTGAACGTGATTTATCACCACGCATCGCATCAAGTTTTCTCATAAGTCGTTTGTCTGACTGAATTTCACTTGCAAAGCCCACTAGGTCCCTAATGGCTTCACTAACAGATTGCATTGGGTTTTGACTAATTGCAAACCTTTGGAAATTTACCAACCATTTTTCCGATACTCTCATTTGAAAAGTCTTGTCTTTAATTTCGTCAGTTGGTCTGCCGCGCTTTGCCATTCTTTGCCTCTATTTTTGTATTGACATAAATCGTAAATTTTGTCAGTACAAAAGTCAAGCCCCGAAAGTGCTGTAACACTAACGGGGCTCTAAACATCAAACCTACGATGGAGGTCAGAATGCCTAATTCTGTAAGTAATATCCCTTTGCAAAAAATCAATGAGACTACTCAAAACAATATCACGCATATGAATTTAGCTTTAGATGCGGTCAACGACCCGCACCTAATCAACATCCGCATAGCCCAGGCTTTGCTTACTGTGGATGTAAACACTCGCAAAAAACGTATTGCGGACATTCCCTCTGAAATATCGAGATCACTTCGCACAGAAGTTTCTAATACTGAGCGCTTTCTCCATGAATGTGCTGAGATGCTGGCACTATTGGACTGGGAGCTAAAACAAGCCGGTCTATGACTTGATACACACAAACGTGGTGCTTGACACGCAACTTAAATCGTGTTAGGTAACACGCATGCAGCATTTTATTAAGTTTGGCGCTAAAGCAGCCAGTGAAATTTCCGGCGTAAAGCCAGCACTTCAACGAGATTGGAGGCGTAGGGGCTTTTTGCCAGAGATTGAAGGCAAAGCACAGTTTAGTTTGGGACAAGTCGTTTACCTGGCTATTTTAAACTTAATGGCCTCTAGATCTATTGGCCCACAAAGCGTGCATGAAGTCTGTGAGTATACAGCGCATGTGATTTCAAACCTAATAGCACATGAACACGCCCCTGCTCTTATAGAACGTGGTTTAGATTTAGATGCTGAGTACGTAGCGAAAATATATACTGATGGTATTGGCATGGTGACCTCAAATGCGACACCAAGCGGCCCGACAAACCTAAAGTTTATTGTAGTTGATGCTGAAAATTCGGTGAAATTCACAGACAACATCGCCCCACTCATAGAGGGGTGGGGGACGAGGCCCTACGTGGTAATAGACCTTTTAAAGCTAGCCAGTGAACTTGATGAAAGCTTTAGAAAACACCTGGATATATGAGGGCAAAATACAGAAATTTAAGCAATAGAGATCGTGTTTTCCCGTGCATCGTTCTCTATCCCTTGCTTAAATCCGGGTGTGCGGCACGCCCAGTGAAACGCAAAGAGGTAAAACACCGCGTCTGGTGAATCCTTAGCCGCAAAATCCCCCCGTCGAGACGACGGCACAGCCCATAGAAGGAGCTTATTATGGTAAAACTAAATGAACTAAAAGAACAACGCGCGGCTAAAGTCGCTGAAATGCGGAACTTAAATGAAAAAGCGCTCAATGACGGTCGCGATCTGAATAAAGCTGAAACTAAGGAATGGAATCGCTTGCAAACCGAACATCGAAATATTGATGGACAAATCACTCGCGCCGAAAAAATCGCCTCAATGGAACGTTTAGCGGATGCCGAACCGATTGATAAAGGCTTCCGAGATGAAATTCGATCCTACTCAGTCTCGAAAGCGATCCGCCAAGGAATGAATGGAAACCTAGACGGTTTAGAGGCGGAATATCACCAAGAGGCATCTAAAGGTCGCGAGGTTCGCGGCGTTATGATCCCTACGGCGGAACTGATGGAAAACCGGGCTTTAAAAACTACAACACCCGGCGCAGGACCTGGGGGTAACCTAATCGCCACCAACCTAGCCCCCCTACAAGACCGGTTTCGTTCAATGCTTAAAACAGAACAAATGGGCGCGACAGTTATGCGCGGGCTTACCGGTGCCTTGGACCTTCCAAACCTTGCCGAAAGTGGAAGCACCCACTGGATTGCTGAACACACCAACACAACACGATCCGATACTAAATTCAAAAAAGTATCTATGGGGCCGAAAACTGTTTCAGGTGAATATGAAGTATCACGCAGAATGCTATTACAGAGCGATACAGCCCTGGAACCACTATTGCGTAATGATTTAGGTTTTATTCTAGCACAAGCCTTAGACGCCGCTGCAATTCGCGGGGGTGGCACTAATGAACCTAAAGGCATCCTGGCTAACAACAGCATCCTAAAGGTAGACACTCAAGACATTCTATCAGACACGACTGCCGATATGATTGCAGCCTTGCAGCTTGACGATGTCAGCGGCACAGCGGCCTTTCTAACTAATCCGCAAGTGGGCAATATAGCCCGAAAGATTAAAGACAATGACGGTCGAAACATTCCATTGTCCGAAATTTTCCATAATGAAAAAGTAGAATTTACGACTCAAGTGCCTGCGGACATTGGGGAAAGTAAAAACGCTCTAATCTACGGCCATTGGTCTAGCCTTGTGATTGGTTACTGGTCGGCGGTCGACATTCTAGTGAACCCCTATCATGCCGATGTTGCAAGCAAGGGTGGCGCTCTTATCCACGCTTTCCTAGACGCGGATGTGGCTGTCAGACAACCCCAAGCATTCCGCTATGCTGAGATTGGCTAACATGATCCGTTTACCACACGCAAAGCAACACATACGCGTCGATCATAACGACGACGACCCGTACATAGGCAAGTGTATTGCGGCCGCGTCGGAGTGGTTGGTGGCTATCGGAGTCGATAAAAATATCGACCCCGTACCCGCCCCTATAAAGCACGCTGCCCTACTCATGGTCGGGCATTTCTATGAAAACCGGGAAGCGGTACCAGACTTTAGAGCGGCTACTGTCTTACCTTTAGGGGTTGAGGCTTTAGTAGCACCATATCGGGCCCACTCCATATGATTGAACACCGTAGCACTCTCGAACTTAGATCGGATGGAAAACGCCTTATAGGTTATGCCGCCGTATTTGGCTTGCCCTCAGAAGATTTGGGCGGCTTCACTGAGATTATAAACCCGTCAGCATTTGACCGAACACTCTCAACAAACCCCGACATTATGGCTTTGTGGGACCACGACAAGCGGTCCGTACTTGGCCGGACTAAATCGGGTACGTTAAACTTAAAGACCGATTCACGTGGCTTACGTTTCGAAATCGACGCACCAAACACAACAGTCGGCCGCGATGTATTGGAAATGGTTGGGCGCGGAGATGTTACGGGAGCTTCATTTGGTTTTGTTGCCAAGCATGAAAACTGGGAAGAACACTCAGACGGGTCGACAACCCGCGAATTGCTTGATGTTGACTTATTTGAAGTCACCATAACAGCCAACCCCGCCTACCCTGATACCGAAGTCGCAAAGCGAGCATTGAATAATCAATTCGCTCATAAATACATATCAGCTTACCGAAAGCGTAAATTGAAACTTATGGAGATGGGACTATGAGACTTCCATTTTTTAATAGGGCCGAATATCGAACTAGCCCTGTGAAAAGTTCCGACCCATATTTGGGTGAGTTCTTAGGCAACAGGGCGGGGTATAGCAGTTATGTAGATACCGATCGCGCAAGTCGCCACGCCGTCGCTAATGCATGTCAGAATGTTATTGCGGCCACACTGGCAAGCGTTCCATTGAAATTATATAAGCGCATGGAGAATGGCGGCCGAGAAGCGGCAAGCGATCACCCTTTATACGGGGTATTACAACACAATTTCAATTCACAGCTTGAAGCAATGCACGGCCGTGAATGGCTTATGACAATGGCTTTGAAATATGGAAACGCCCCGGCGAGAATAGAAACTAATGGTCGCGGGCAAGTTACCGCACTTCACCCCTACGACTGGCAAAAGGTCACATTAGAGCGAATGAGCAACGGGCGATTACGCTACAAGTTTCAGACTGAGGACAACGGCAATAGAACACTTCTGCAAGACGAAGTTTTGCATATTCGCTACCGAACTATGGATGGTGTGACGGGCGTTTCACCCATTCAACATGCAAAGGAAACATTTTCGCTAGCCCTATCGCAGAATGACGAAGCGGCCGCCCTATCAGAAAACGCTTTCAGACCTTCGGGCATAATTTCATTTCCTCAAATTATTGGAGGCGATAACAAGACTGGTATTTTGGACAAATTCAAAGACCGTTTTATCGGAGCTTCAAAAGCTGGCGAGCCCGTGATCCTTGATGGCGGAGCCGAATTTAAGCCAATTTCACAGACAAGCAAGGATGCTGAGTTCCTAGAAAGCAGGAAGCTTTCAAACTTGGATATTTGCCGAATTTATAACGTCCCGCCAAGTGCAGTAGGAATTACCGACAACGCGACTTACTCTAATATCGGAGAAGAAAGCCGCGCCCTAGTCGTAAGGTGTCTTGCGCCGTGGGCAAAACGTGTCGAACAAGCCATGAATAGCGCCCTACTAACCCCAGAAAGCCGTAAGAGATACTTTATCGAACATGACCTAGCCGGATTGTTACGCGGTGATTTGAAAGCCCGTTATGAGGCTTACAGAGTTGGCAAAGAATGGGGTTGGTTATCAACAAACGAGATACGTTCTTTCGAAAATATGCAAGCTGTAAGCGGTGGTGACGAGTATCTTTCACCACTTAACATGAGAGCGGCTAATGAACCGCTAAAAGATGGGGCGGAATAATGGCCGCGTCCAGGTTTACAAAAGCTGAAATTAAGAGAGCGGTCGAAGCCGCGCGTGAAACTGGATTCTTGACTGGTGCGATTGAATTAAAACCAGATGGAACTTTTAGATTTGAATTTGGCGTACAGAAAATAGACGAAACCAAAAACGAATGGGAGCAAGGCATTGGCAAACTTTAACAGGCTACCACCTTATGTTTATGTATCGAAAACACGGCATGGAAAAACACGTTTAAGGTTTAGACGGAAAAGCTTTCAACGGTGGTTGCCGGATTTGGCCGCTGATGACTTTGAAGACAAATACGCGCAAGCGATGAAAGACTATGGCTCTCAAAAGTCTCCCCATTCAAAGAATAGTCTCAGTTGGCTTATAAACGATTACACTCAAAATAGTCCCGAATTTAAATCCCTTGGCGCTAAAACACGAAAAGATAAACTGGCCCTATTTGCACGGATGCAAAAAGCCTGGGGCGGCAATGATATAAGAAACCTATCCCGGCCGGTCCTCGTGAAGCTGATGGATTCAATAGAAGCTCCGGCAACACATAATCGGGTGCTTACCATATTGCGCCAAATCTTTGCGCACGCTTTGGACCGCGGATATGTCCGGGGCAATATAGCGCTTACGATCCCTAAGCGCCGAACTAAAACTAAAACGACTCATGCTTGGACCTTTTCAGAAAGACAGAAGTTTGAGGAATATTGGCCGACAGGCAGTCGAGAACGCCTCGCCTACGCGCTTATGTTCTACACATGCCAGGGTAGCGCGGATGCGTCTAAAATGGGCCGCCACATGGAGCGAGACAATCGCATTGAGGGCCGCAGGGTTAAAACAGGGGTGGCTTTCCACGCCCCTATAAGTCTAGAACTTGAAACAGAGCTATCTCACTGGAGGAACCAGTTGGTTTATATACTAACCGCCGAAGGCAAGCCTTTTACGGAACGCGGGTTCCATAATTGGTTTAGTCGAGCGATCGATCAAGCTTGCCTACCTAATATTTGCACCCCGCACGGTCTAAGGGGTGCTGGCTGTACTGAACTCGCAGAAAACGGCGCTACGGCTAAAGAAATAATGGCCTATGCGGGCTTTGAAACTATGTCAGAAGCACAGAAATACGTCCGAAGTGCGAATAAGAAAAAGTTAGCTGATTCTGGTGCAATTAAGCGATTTTCGTCCACCCAAATGAAAGGGGATGTCTAACCTAACGGTAGGCTATTGAATTTAATGGATAATACAAACCAAATGGCAGTCCCTAGGGGAATCGAACCCCTCTTTCCAGGTTGA